TATGGATCGTTGTCCTAGTCGTGGGAGAAAGTTGTACATCAGTAAATATTGAACCCTCATCGGCGTTGTTCCAGGGCGTTGGGGTGTCTACCGACGGTTGGTCTAAGGCAAGTATAACTTCGGCATTAGTTGTGGGGATCACGGATGTAGCGTTAAACCCCACTTCAAGTAGTGGCAGACCAATACGGAGCGTGATGTCAATCGCAACAACAGCCCCAGCTTCGATTTGCACAAGTTGCCCAACAAACGCCGTCGAGGCGCTTGTCGAAAGAACCGTATTGGCAAACCGTTGAGTATTCAGCGCGGCAGCCGTTGGTACAATATCAACCGCACCAGACGTCAACAAGACTCCCGTAACATCGTTGTATCGAACAATGTGGCTTACTCGGGTGATGTTCGTGAGAGATCCAGCAACCAAACGCGCATACAGTGCGCTTGTCCACCTTTGCGCATTCAACGCGGCAGTTTGCGTATTGCCTTCAGTTTGAATGGCAAAGATCAACGCGCCCGAGGTTGTCCCACTGACGCGAATGTCAATGTAGGTGATGCCCTTTTCAACTCCAGTGCCGACAATCTGCCGCGTAACGCCGGCAACGGTCGTATCCCCAATCCAATTAGTAGGTAGCGTACCGGGCGTTCCAGCTGCAGTTCCCTGCATCGTGTTGTTACGAACGCTGTTGGTGCGCTGCTCTTCAATCAACAGACCAATGGGGGACAACGTGGAAGGATTGTAATCAAAGCGTGCAACATTGCTGCCGGCGCTTTGCAGATTGCCAGCAGCATCAAAATATGTGCCAGTGCTGGCACGGGTAAACGTAACAATCTCATTGAATGTTTTAACCGTCAACCCTTGATCAGTAACCCAAATTAAATTCTGCTGAGGCACCGCTGCAAAATTCATGTCCAGCGTAAAACCAGCTTGCGTAAACGGGCCTCCGCTAACCGGACTGCTTTGCGTAACGCCGTACCCAGCCTGCCAAGATTCTTGGACTCGGTTGACAAACGACGGCGATGTAAGCGTTGAAATCATGCGTAATAGCTTACGTTGAGTATTGCGCTGGCGGCTTGCTGGATAAATCGGATACGATTCAGATCACCATCGTAAGACAACGTAATTGGTGATGTTAGCGGCATACCAACAGACGCCGTGGGAGCAACGCCATCATCGCGCCACCGCACAGATTGAGATTCCGGGACAATAACCGCCAGCGTTGCACCAGCCGGCACTGTCAGCGCGGTGGATGCGGTCAACGATGTGATCTGCTGGTATCCTAGACAAACAGTGGTGGATTTCAATCCCATGATGCGTCCTTACGCAAGAAATTTGATCTTGTAGAGTGTGGACAGGTACTGTCCAACAATCTCATCGATGATGTTTTGAATAGGAGTGTCGGTTTTTTCGCAGACTTTGTACCGAGCGGATTCAATTTCACTCAAAGAGTCTTGCAAAAACTCTAGGATGTTGGTGGTTTTTTTAGCGCCTTGTAGTGTGATTGGGCCAATCAAACCATGCCGACCTTGGTACGCCTCGGCGAATTTGTCAGCCAAGTCCACAATGTTGTCGTAGAACTCATTAAGCGCCATGTGTTTGGAAAACGAGCGCGTGTTTAAATGCACGCTGTGCGCGACATCACGCGCCAGAAACAGCGTACCTACAAAATCAGCCGCACTCATTGTGCTTGCCCTTCCATCGACTCAGCCATTTCAGGTGCGCTAGGCATTTCACGGGGTTCCATCGGCTGCACTAGATCGCCTGCAGTCATCACATCGCGCAATGTTTGCATCACCACCTCCTGCACTTGCTCAGGCTGCATGTTAGCAGCCACCGACTGCAGCCGGCGCGTTTCAGCCTCATACGACCTGATGTTGGCGTCAGACTGTGCTTTGAACTCATCAATCTCAACCGAGCGGGCTTCAAAAGACTGCTGCACATTCTGCAGCATTCCGGCCATCTGTTGCATTTCCTGCATCAGCGCTTGAATCTGCTGGTTGGCCGCTTGCAACTCCGGGTTCTCGTCCGCATCGCCCATGAGCTTCGGGTCGATGGTCTTGGCAAACCGCTTGGCCATCTCTTGCGCGCCTGGCCAGTCCATGTTCTTGACAAACAGATCGCCAGCCACTTGCCACAACTGCGGGTTGCCTTGCAGCAACTGCGCCATCGCTTCCAGCGCCTCCTGACGTTTCGTAGCGTAGCCCGGGCCAGTCACAACCACCACATCGTACTTACCAACGCTGGGGTTGTAGAGCTTCTCAATCACAATGCCCTGCTCGTTGACGATCTTCCTGACCGGCTCCTCTTGCATGGGGTTCATCTTGACCATGCTGGACTCACCGTCTTCACCAATGATCCGGGCAATACGCTGAGTGTCGTAGATCTTGGGGATCAAATCAACCAGTTGCCGGGTGACATGTCGAACGGCTCGCGCCAGGTTATCCACAAAGTGGTAAGTGCCGGTGTCACCCTCTTTCTGACGGGCCAGAATGGCTTTACCGGAACGCTCGTTACCTTGAAGGCCCAACGACGCGTTGTACTGACCCGTGGTGCCCTTGATGTCCTCGGCAGCACCTGCCTTGGCCTGCAACAGTCCAGACGACGCCATAGGCGGTTGTGCGCGTTGCGGCAGAGGTAGCGTGGCGCCCGCACCGTCCGTCACATCAGGGTTCACCTCCAGATACGGCCAGTTCTGGGTGTTGGCGGTTTTCCACTGCGACTCGTAGCCCTCAAACTGGCCACCGTAGCCGATGAACGGTGCTTTGGGTGCCAGCGCCAGCATCTCAGCCTCTTGGCTGACCCAATAGTTGTACATGCGCTGGGCGTCTTTGGCGTTGCGCACCAGGCCCGACACATACAGTCGGCCTTCAACTTCGAACTCGTTGCCGACCACGCGCACGACCGGAATGTACTTACCAGCCCACTCGGCCGTTTCAAGGATCTCGTAGCCGTTGATTTTGCACCACTTGATCTTCTTGCGGTCAGCCATGCGGGTGCGCGTCGGCTTGCCGTACATCATGCGCAGTTGCTTGTCTTCCGGCGAGCCGTCAAATGCGGTCTGGTTACCAGGGTACAAATTCAACTGGGTGCGGTCGTACTCTTCGTAGAAATACTCAGCAATACGAACGGTTTTTTCGTTCAACCATTGGTTCAATGATTGGTCACCAACACCCAGCGACATCAGCGTGTTGACGGGAGCGGCATCGGGGTAGAGGCGCTCGTATTCATCCTGAGAGATGTCTTCGGTGACAAAACACCACCGGGCATCTGCGCCGCAAGGGTCTTGGATTAGCGGGTCCATGTAGACCGAAAACGAGTTGCGGATTCGACCAATTTTGATGTCTTGATCAAACGTAGTGTCGTTGCAGTACTCGGTCAGGATGCGGATGTAGCCTTCACCAAACGACACTTGGTTTTCGCAGGCGGTGTCGTAAGCAACGTCGGCGTCACTGATGTACTCAATGTGCCGCACGACACCGTTAAAGATTTCAGCGACCTCGACATCGGCTTTGTCATCGGCAGGAATAACCTTGCCACTTGGACGGTTTTGCCGTTGGTCATTGGTCACCTGTCGGACATGCTGGGGCAATTTGTTGATTGTCAGGCACGGGCGAGCGTTGATCGTCTGCCCTTGCACCGCGCCTCGGGTGGCCAGAACGTCTGCTGGCCATTGCCAGTGATTGTCTGGACTACCGGCAAAAAACTTCAAATCATCTAGTTCGTCTTCACGCGATTCCGAATACGCGGTCATTGCCATATTCAACCGCTGACGCGCAGTGGCTAGAATTTCGGCGTCACCTTTTTTGGCGCCGCTGTTTGCAGACACCGATCTAGCTGCAGCAATACCCGAATAGTCTTGAGGCATGGTTATTTTTTGGGTTTTGAAGCAGCCGCACGTTTAACGCTATACGCAATAGCAACTGCTTGTTTTGGAGGTTTACCAGCCGCTATTTCGGTTTTTACGTTGGCGCGAAAGGCTTTTGGGCTTGGTGACTTGACAAGAGGCATGTCACTTTCCTTTGGGTTTAGCCGTTTTAGCCGATTCTTTGAACGCTTTGGCAGTCGGAGCGCCAGCAGCACCAGGCTTGCGCATCTTTTCACCGCTGCCTGCAGCCATGCGTTCACGCTTGGCGTGGATGTTGGCGTAGAGACCGGGTTTGGTAGCCATGTTCAGCACTTCCAGCGTTTGAGCGCAGCTTTGGCGCGTTCACCATCTTTGGCGTTGGCCGCTACCGCGCCCATGCGAGCGCAAAAACTGGCTTTGCGACCTTTGTCGGCATCGGTCTTGGGGTTTGGCGCAGGCGCCTTGAGATTCGACCCCGTTTCACGGTTGTATTTTTCACGACCTTTGGCCGTCAACCCGGCACCCTGGCTTGCAGGCAACTTCTCACCGCGACCAACGCTCAAACTGACCGATTTTTTGACCATTACGCGCCCATCCATCCAGAAGAAGCCATTGATCTGTCGCGCATTGTAATGGTGCGAGGGCGTTCAACGCGCTCACGGTGCGCCACGGGGAATGCAAACGTCACCGCCAGCGCATCAGCAGCGTCGGGAGAGGCCAATCCGCGTGATTTCATGTCCTTCTTCGACTCTAGAAACATCCTACCAGACGAATCTGGCTTGGTTTTGGGGCCGGTCAAGTCCGATTTCAGTTGCCTGTCGTCTGGGATCGATCCGGTTCTGAGCCACTCGCGCATGGCGCCCCACAACTCGGCGCGTTTGTTGCCCCACATGACAGGGTTCTTCGACTTCCAGCCGAAGTTCACACCGCGCACCTTATACCGCTGCTCGGTGAGTCGGTCAAGTATGCCGTAGCCCAGTCCACCTTCGTCAATGACCACCAGTGCCGGCTTGAAGTCGTCAATCGCCTCAATAACGTGCCCCACCACCGTCATGGTGTCGTCACCCTTGTAGCGCCGAATCTCCACAATGTCCCGCCCCTGACGGGCAACGATGACAGTGGAATCCGCACCTCCTCGGGCCGGGTCGATGCCCAGCACGATGGGTGCGGTGGGATCTTTGTACTTGGGTCGCTTCGCAGCCTGGTTGGCCAGGTGCGGGCCGATGAACTGGTCGTCTCCGGTGCTGGGAAACTGCCCGTAGACCTCAACGCGGGCCTGTGGGCTGTCCTCGCCATGTTCGGCAATGATCTGGTCGTAGATCGCACGGTCGGTGCCCTCAACGCTGCGCGAGTCGATGCTGCGCGTTGACCAGAAGTCCCGCTTCGCATGGAAGCACTCGTAGAAATAACCCGATGGCCGGCGCGGGTTACTGAACGCAAGCCAGTACCGATGCAGGACTGGTTCAGTAAAGAACCCCGCTGCCACGGACCAGATGCTGTCAGGGATGCCGCTGGCCTCGTCAAAGATGACCATCATGCCATCGTGATTGTGTACACCGGCATAGGCGTCCGGGTTCTCTTCGGACCACAGTTTCCCCTCGGCGCCCCAGTACCGCGTGCCCTTCTTGAGGTCACGTTCGACAAGCTCCGTAATCCACGCTGCTGGTGCAAGGTTGGTGGCTGACGGTTCCCACCAGTGCGAGTTGATCGCCATCGTGGCCCACTTGGTCAACTCGCCCCAGGTGACCTTGCGCAACTGGTTCTCGCTGTTCGCGCTGACGATCACCGATGACCCGATCTTCGTGGACAGCATCCACAGGATCAGCCAACTGACCAGGGCGCTCTTCCCAATCCCCCGACCTGAGGCGACTGCCGTGCGCAGCGCGTGCAGCACGGCGTCCGGTGCCTTGTTCGTGCGAATGTGCCTGGCGATCTCACGCAGCACCTCGCGCTGCCACGAACGAGGTCCGGTGAACCGTTCCAGGGGTGTGCCCTTCTGTCCCCACGGGAAGATGAACATGACGAACGCCTCGGGGTCGTTGGCCAGCATGGGTGACCAGAGCTGACTCATCAACTCCTGCTCCTCCTGGGGAGCGTAGCGAGGGCGTTGTGCGGGCATCAGTACGAGTTGTCGTCAGTGTCGTCAGGCGCGGGCAGTGCCGCAGGATCGTCCACATCGGTGATGTCCTCAACGATGGGTAGCGCAGCGAGGCGGGAGTTGGCCTGCTCCAGTGCGGCGGTGATGCTGATTGATGTGGACAATTCAATCTGCTTGGTTTCGCCGTAGGTTTTGCGATTGTCGGCACTCATTAGCCACTTGTAAGTGTCGATTTTAATCTTTGATCGAGCAACGTCCTCGGCACTGTCATCAGCCTCGGCAATCTCAATGATACGCCCTGCCCACCACTCGGTGCGCAACTCTTTAGCATCCTTGTAACGCTCCATGCGCCGCGAGTCGCGCTTAATCCACTGCCAGAACGCCGCATAGTCGATGTCGCGCATGTCTTCAGCGACGATGGATTTCAAGCTGCGCCCACATGTGATCTCAGTCAGCACCCGCTCAAACATGGAGTTGAAGGTGGTGTCGAGAAGTTCGCAAGTGAGTCGCTTGCGCTCCTGGGGGTCGAGGAGGAGGGTGGGGACGACTGGCGCGACTGGTGGTTGTGGCGCGACAAATTGCGCCCGAGGAGTTAACCAATCGGGCAGGAATTGGTCTGTGGTTTGAGACTGATCCATGTGTTTCACTGTATCACGGGTTCTGGGGTGCACGCGAGTGGGTCAAAGAGTATTTTACTCTGTAGAAGTACTTTTCAAAAAAATTATGAGAGTTTGTGATGTCTCCATATTTGGCACCGGCCAGCGCCGGCCCCCACCCCCCCGGTCGTCCGTGTACTGACGATCAGCATGCTGCCGATCACGGCCAGCCGGCGCCGGGGTGCGGGGGTTGCATACCCCGTGTGCCCAGGCGCCGGGGTGCAGGGGTGCGCACAGCGTATGGGTGCACAG